ACACCGGATCCGTGTGCGTTCATTTCAATCCACTGCATTAGCGGATATAGAGTGTTTACAATTTGGTTACCAAAACGTGCATCTTTGTCTGAACCTAGTTCACGCTCCATGCCTTTAGCTTTTTTGCGTAGTTCGATCACAGGACCTAATACTTTTTGATAGTTTGGTTCATTTGTGTCTAGGTTATTTTCAACCCAACTAATTACATCATATACATCGTTAGCATACTTGTTAGCTAGATTACCTTCGTATTCGCCTTGGCCTCTTTCAATGCTCTTACCAATTTTACGTAGTTCGCCCAATGTGTCAATTGCATCGTTAGATGTGTTAATATATGCTTCTTCTAGATCATCTTCTTCGTCAAGCTCTAGGCTTTCCGCAATGATGTTGTTCTGGCTAAGTCCCATTACACCGCTGCGACCTGCTAGTTTAAGCATATCAGCTAGGCTGGTGTCTTCTTCTACATCCTCATGGACTTCCTCAACAGCATCCTCTTCAACTTCTTCTTCGGCAACTTCTGCTTCATCAATTACTTCGTCTGCTGCTGCTTCAACGAATTCTTCAACAGCTTCTTCTTCAGTCTCAATAACAGTAGTTTCTGGCTGGGTCTTAGCAGCCGCCTCGATACCACGCTGGACATCTTCGCTCTCGTAACCGCTTTCAACGATCTCTTTAAGTTTGGTCATTACGTCAATCATGTGCATAGTTTTATTCCTTTGCAAACTCATACTTACGAGTTTCTAAATCTTTCAACATATTCTCGTTGTATTTGTCGCCGAAATGATCCTCAACTTTGACTTTGTCAGCATCTTTGTAATCGGCATCCTCGAGTTTAACAACGTATTCGTTGCCTTCCTCTTTAAGAGCTTCCTCTCTGGCAATCTCTTCTGGATGACTTTTATTAACAACAACTAAATGACTTGCAGGAATACCAACTACTTCTGTGATATATGTATAAAGTTGATGAGCAGTAACTGGATACTTTACTTCAGCATCCATTAAAAATACCTGTGCGTTACTTAAGGTCTGAAAATCTGTTGGGTGTTCTTGTATTGGTGTGCGCTTTGGTTTACTCAAACTTTTTAGATCATACTTTTGTAAAGCTGTTTCTAGTTTGTCTAGCGTGTCGTTTTCACACTCACAAGCGACCTTGAGTCTAAATGTCCAGGTGCGTTCACTTTCTGTAAGATATTGTTTTAAGCTTTTCATTGCGGTCATCCTATATTATATTTATACTTTTTTGCCTAAAATTTCTGCAAGTAAAGTATTTCGATCCATGATGATTCCATCGCCGTTTGCAGGTAAATCGTCAATTTCTTTTTCTTTTTTTAGATCTAACTGTGCTTTTTTTAACTGTAACTCAACCATTTTAAGTTTTTTGTTTATTTTATTTGTCTTAGCGTTTAAGGCAGTATCCAGCATCTTAGTAGCATTATTAAATATTTCACCAGCAAACCGTGCTTCTACATTCATACCCAAATCCATAAGATCATCAAAGGTTTTTCTAGCTGTACTAGCAATATCATCTAACTCCTGATCGCTGGTTTCCAGATCACGAATTGTTGGCAGCGCAGCATCAATCTTATCAACCACGGCTAAAGTTTTTTGTATTGCTGGAACATCGTCGATAGACGATTCTGTTTCTGTACCGCTGGCGCTGTAGTCAACATCGTCTTTTATGTCCGGAAGGTCAAATAGAGATTCTAGTTTTCGTGTCATGTTTATACTTAGCGTCGTTTTCCACTGTGAAAAATTTGATCTTCGTTAACAACACGAAATTGAAGACCTTTAAGCCTGCACCATTTAGCTGCCGCTTGCCACTTAGCCATATTAACAGCAATACTAAGTTTATCTCTATAACTTGTTTTTTCTGTTAGCTTGGTTTGGGTGTTTGGTTTAATTTCTATTACTTCGGCTATCTTTTGTCCTTTTTTATCCTGATACACAATTAGAAAATCAGGCACATAAATTGTTTGTTTGCCCGTAAGGGGATTTTTATAGGGTATTTGAACCGCTTCACTGGCCCATTGTATAATGCTGGGATGATTATCAGCGAAACGCATAAATGCATGTTCCCAGCTACTTCGATATCTTGGTTTTTTTAATCCTGCATATTTTTCTGGGTTTTTAAGTTCATATATGCCATTGGCCCAATTGCCCATTATGTTAATACCTGCTGCTGTATGATATGGGGTACTTGTTTATCATTTATATAACCCAGTAAACTTGTACCGCTCCTGGTGAGATTTAAAAACATTGGGATAGAAATTTTAGCATCTGTTTCGTTAAATTGTTTAATTACATCGCTGGCGTATAATCCAAGCTCATTGACAGCTTGTATAATTGCTACAGTCAATGCAGCGGCCGCGGTATCATTATTGGTCTTAGCTTTACAAAAACTTTTTACCAACTCATAGTCATTTTCATTTATTTTAAGATTGGGAGAAAAAAAGCCAGCAAAAAAATCTTGTACTTTTAAATCTATATTATCATTAACGTTGATAACGGGCAATGCTGTATTCTGTTCAGCCATGATTAATATCCAAACTCAAGTTGTCTGCGACGAATTAAATTATTTACTTCATTGGTAAGAGCAGAGTTACTTGGATCCGCCCTCAGTTGTTGATTTAAAACAGTGATTCTATTGTTAATTTCGTCTCGCCTCTGAGTGTTAGCATTAATATTATTATTTGTGTCTGGATTGATCCAGGCTATATTATTAATGTGGTTAGGCGACGCCGGACTGGAAGATTGACGTGGATTTATGGATGTATTACCAATTTTCAAAACCTGACTTATGAAACTTTGTGGTTGATTAAATTGTGTATTTAAAATACTAATACCATTGCTTCGTACTATTGGCGTAGGATTAATACCTGGGGTAGCATAAGTTCTATCAACCGGCGCGCCGGCGCCTGTTCGAACACCCCCTAGTCCAGGGATTTGTGTGTTTAATTGACCGTTCCCTCCTAGTATTGTTGGCAATACCACATCAGGAAGAGGATTGCCGCCTCTTAACACTGTGCCGGCGGCCCTCTCTAGATCTTTTGTAAGTACTTGTTTTAGATTTATATCTTTTGCCTCATTAAAGATCGCAGCACCTTTAATTAGCCCTCCAAGAATATTGCCGGCGGCGAGGTCTCCAGCAATGCTGTTAGCAGCATCAACTAATCCGCCGCGGAAGAAAATGCTGTTTCCAATACCTGCTGCGGTAACTCCTAGTGGACTGGGTGTATGGTCATAGTGTATGTCGCCAAAGCCACGTGGTGAAATATTATTTACAAATCCTGTGGCATACTTTGCAGTTTCATATACAATCTGCATTTTATGGGTCATCATTTTATTGGTATCACTGTAAGCGTGTGAATCATGTCCCATGCTTTTTATCATTGGATTAATTAAGGTATATTCAGCAAATCTCTTTTGCAGCATTGAATAGATACGAATGTCCTTAAAAAATCTTTGATTTCCTTTGCTGTAACCCCATTCTTCACCGGTATATCCACCATATCTGTCATTGGTATTGTAACTGCGGCCTCCCAGAGGATACTTGCTATCAGCATAGTAAAAATTAGCATAGGTATAGAGAAAACTTCTCACAAGATCGCTTTGATCATCGTGGAATTCAATGCTAATAGGATCATAGCCAATTTTGTGTTGACTGTGTACTTGTCTATTGTATTGATTGTGTGTTTGCACATCAAAGGTATAACTTGGAAGGCTTGCACTTTTTACCAACATGTTTATTTCAAGTTGGTCAACGTTGGTAAAAGCAGCCGCTGCTTGTGGTGTCAGATTGAAAACAACATGGAACAGGCAACTGTAACGTGGTTGTAGCGCAAAATTATTATCAACAAATAGTCTGGCAGCGTGAGCAAAGTCACGAATCTGATCACCTTTTTGTAAAGCTTTTAAAACGTTATTTGCACTTGCCAAACGAGCACCCCTTTTGTAGTATTTATTATAAAAATTATATGCCTATATAACAAAAAACCCCTTAGTGTTAAAACTAAAGGGTTAGTTGTTTTTATAATTAGATTTATTATTAGCCTGTTACTACTGTGCCCAGTGCTCTTGCTACTGGTGCTCCGATGCCTACACCGATTGGAGTCTGTACGCAGTTGTCTGGTCTAATTGTGAGAGCAATTGTCATTGGGTCATTGCTACCATAGTTTACATCACCATAATCAACGCTGGTTAAGAAACAGCCATACATTTCCCAGGTTTCTAATACGTTTGGAGCACTAGCACCATTACCACCGTCGAGTATTTCTAAGCGTGTAATAAATTTATAGTCAATGCCGGCGCTGGCACTAGCTTGTTCCAACATGTCAATCTGCTTTTGTACTTGTTCGCCGACTAATCTACTTACAGCGCCATTAACGTCATCACGTAATGTGCATGTAATAGGCTCCCATGTATGTTTACCAACAATATAAGCCTTTGAGTTGTAAAGCTCTAAGATTACCGGTTCTTGTGAAAAAACTGGTCTTTTAAAATCTACCACCTGCTTGGTTAGTTCTGTGCGAGGAGTACTAACACCAAAGTTTTCAAATGTCGCACGGAAGCGATACTTGAGCTTGGGCATCAACAAGCCCTGTGTATTTGATGACTGATCACTGTCTAGTGGTACAGTAAATTTTAATAGCGATGAAACTGACATATGGGTCTGCCTCCTAATTTATAATAATATTTATCATAACATGGTAATAAAAAATAGGGGGTCTTTTGGATCCCCCTATCTTTTTTCCTGCATCTTGTAACATTAAACAGCGTTAGAGGCTGCTACGTTACCTGCTCCAATCTCTCCTGTATTCTTAAGTCTGATCGGAATATAAATGAATTCAGCTGCTTTTACGGGTTCGATAGCAATATCTACGTAAAGTTCATTACGATCAATTCTTGTTGGTGTGTTATTTGATTCGTCGCACACTACCAAGTAATCATAGATACCGCGTTTTGCCGAAATATCATTCATCAATTGTTCAACTTGTTGTTTAAGTTCATCTCTTGTAATCTTATCGTTGGGTTCAAATACAAATCCAACTGCAAGATCCTGTAATGATTTACGAAGATACGCAACAAGTCTTGCTACGTTGATACGATCCAATCCACTTGTTCCTGCTGCGCGTGTTTTGTTACCATAGTTCATAACACCAACACCATTGAAGAAAGTAATTGGGTTTACTTTATTTTCATAAAGTGTATCTCTTAGGCTTTCTCTAACGTTATCAACAATAAATTCACCGGTAGCTGAATTAATGTAACCAATGGCGTTGACATTGTCGACTAGACCCCTGCGTGTACCAGCTGGTGCGAACCATGGAAAACTTTGATCATCGCTTCGGGTAATTGTTCGTAATATCATATGACTTGCTGGAACAACAATCGTGTTACCGCTTAGATCATTGGTTTGACCCGCGGCATAGAACACCGCCATATATGGATCGCTGGTTACTAGACCATCTTCACCGTTTACTGTAGCACCATTAGCATTGGTTGCCCAATTAGAAATTGCTGTGCTGGTTGCTTCAAGTCGCATACTGGTATCGCCAACTACAAAGGCTGTGCCTCTACGATCATTGTTTAGGCTTACCATGTTAGAGATTAGTTCTGGATATCCAGGAGCAGCGATAACATTAAATGTGCGGGCATCTTCTCTTAGTGCCTCGCTGCTGTCAATAGCAGACTGTAGAGCAGCAACAACAATTTTACGTACTGCCTTACGACCCATATATGGAGAACCATTATCTTTGTTACCACTCGCTGAAACCCAAGCATCCTTTTCTGTGGGCAGTGATGGATAAAGAGTAGTATCACTGAAGTTAGTGCGACTAAAGTAGTTGCTGCGGAACTTCTTAACATTGTAACTACTGCGACGTGTGTTGAATAACAGCATGCCTCTTGGATAAAGACTTGCGTCTGGGGCATCAATATCAACTGTGTCACTGGTTAGTAGATCAGCTGTTGTTGTTAATGTACCAGTTACAACATCTGTTGTAGTGTCGCCCATAAAGCGAGCATCTGCAAACAATATACCATCTTCTGTGGTTTGATCTGTTTTATCAATTAATACCCAACGATTTTCGCCGCTGACTGTTTCATAACGATAAAGCATTGGATAATTTTCTAAATCACTGGTATCAATCCATAGATCACCAACTACAAGAGCACTTTCATCACTTTGTGTTGTTGGTTCATTGGCGCTGAAAATTACACCGGCTGGATCTGTATTGCCTAGATTAAAACCACGAGCATCATTGGAAACATTTTGATATCCGCGCCAGCTGCTGCCATCACTGACCATGATGTCGGCATCTGTGCCTCCGTGATACCAATATGTTTCGTCTGCTGGATTACTGCTTGGAGCAGTAGAGCTTGCTGTATAAGTAGGAGCAACCCAGTTGCTGAGGATTAGGTCACTGCTATTACCTGAGCGAACTTGACCTGTGGTAATGCCGGTACTAATTCCAGCATCCGCAACCGGAGTTCCACTGGTGTCTTTGAGAATAACCACGCCACCTAGTGCGTGTGAAATCTTTAGATATCCATCCGAGGTAACGCTAGCAGTTACACTTGCTACGTTAGCAGCATTGATGTCACTGGCTAGACTTGCAATTGTTGTGCCACTAGTTGTTACAGTTACCGCGGCCGATAGTGCTGTACTGTTTGCTGAGCTAGCACTAATTGTAAATGCCTCGCCGGCGCTGATTGGAGTTGCACTGTTTACCGTACCAATAACATCCATGGTACCTTGGGCATATCTTTTAAATAACTTGTAGGTAACTGTGTCATTTTCGCTTACGTCAAATTGCACGTAGTATGACCCAGTGGTAATAACTTTACCGCCAGTTGAATCTAGATTCTTGTTAGCGGTTTGGTCATTTTCATAGAGTGGCGCAGATTTGTCTTCAAACTGAGCTGTACTTGAACTATATACGGTTAAATCAAATAGGGCACCTAGGTTACTAGCAGTGGTCTTAACCCAAACACTGCCACTTGGACGAGGAGTTGTGTCTGAACTCTTCCATTCTGGAACAGTGTAGTGTGGGCTCTGTTGAATCAATGGGCGAGCATATGTACCGGCAGTCAATCCTGCTGCTGTCAATATTGTTCCACTGCCATTAGCAAGTGTAATCTTACCATCAGTGGTTGAACCATCGCTGGCAGCAGAACTTGTAGCATAAATTTCAAGCTTGTTGTTTACTACAGCGGCAGTTACACCTGTGATACTTTCATTGTTAATATCATTGGCTAACGCAGTTACTGTTGTTCCAACAAGTGTAACTGTTGTACCGTTAATAACAATGCTATTTCCATTTGTTAATGTGGGGCTTGCTGTTGTTCCGGCAATAGTTGGCCAAGCAATCTGCCAACTTGAACTACCAACTAGTACCCATGCATTGCTGCGATTTTTATAATAAACAGGATTAGCAACGTTAGTGGCTACCACTGCATAATCACCAATTGCCCCAATACTAGTTAACGGAACTCCAGAGTCTAGGTCGCTTGTGCTTGTAATCACTGTTGGGATCTTATTTGTAAATGATCCACTGGTACTATTCCATTCAAAAATACCCCAGCGTGTGTCATTGCCGGCATCTAGCCAAATTGTAGCATTGGTAGCATTACCAAGCGGTCTACTAGTTGAGCTTACCAGCTGACTTAGATCAAGATTTGCTCTTGTAATATACGCACGGTTACTTGTTCCTAGTAGGCTATATGCTGCCATAAGTCCATATTCATTAATTTCATAACCATGAATTGGTGTTCCATTGGCTGTTTGATAAAACAATGGATTACCAAATGTAGTTACAAGTTCTCTTTGACTTCCAATTAAATATGTTTTTCCAGCGTTTGCTGCTGTTGTACCTACAGCAGTACCGGACCCTGATCCTGCAATCTTGTCTTGTGCTGTGGCGATAATAATACTTGCTACAGTACCGGGAGCATTTGGAACATAGTTGCTCTCATCAATCACTGTAACTTCTACACCTGGGGATACTAGTGCCATGTTTT